GATCTTGTACGTGCGCAAGAATGACTTGTAAACGAGTTGCGCCGCACCTGTCGTGGCTGAATCAAAAGCCACCATGCGGTCGTACAGACGTTCGAAGATGGAGAGACCCCAGAGGTTCTCCATGATGCGTTGCCAGTATGGCAGACGAACGCCCTCAAGACGAATACACCTTGTGTAGTGGATACGCTCACCGCGCATCGCAGGCGCGTCGGCCACCACGCGGTAATATTCCGGCAAACCAAGGTGCGGCCCGTACGCACTGACCAGATGTTGCAAGTCTGGTTCCACCTGCCAACGGTCAAGCACCATCAAGCCTTTGAACTTGTCCTTGCCAACTGTCTCAATGCGCAGCGGCGTCTCGGGATTCTGACCGTCAATCAAGATGACGGCCAAACAACCACCGTACAAATTGCCCCAGGCAACCGTATCACGCAAGGACGACCAAATCTTGAGGCGGGTCAAGCCCTGCTGCATCTTCTCAACGTGGGTTGGGTCCTTGATCGTAATGATCTCAACCCCACCACGTGTCATGTCGTCAGCAAGCAAATCAATTGCCATGCCTCCGAGCCAGCTGCCTCTATGGATCCATTCAAGCATCGTACGGATGCGGGTGATTGGATTGAAACCATAGCTAGACTGGCTCAGTGCGTTGTTCGTGCCTTGCCCAAGATTCAGCGCAAAGTTCTGGAAGGAGTCACCTGCGGTTTTACCCCGTAGCGCCTTGCCTTCCTTCGTGACCTTATCCATCGTAGACTTCTTGATGGACGCGCGCGTCGAGGTAAACCGACCAGCCCGTGGCTTCGGCATCTCAGCGGTTATCTCTGGGGTACGTGGACGGAAGCGTTCGACCATTTTACTTATTCGCCGATCAAGCTGTTCAGGTATGAAGCATCTTCACTCGTAAGAGCACCACGCCCCTTAGAGCGAAGGTAGTCAATAGCTGTGTGGTACCGCTTGATTCTAGCGGTAAGTGCCGCTGACGGCTCCTTGAATGATTCCTGCACGAAGCCGTAATTAATGTTTTCCAAAGCTTTCGCCATACGGAAACGTTCACTGCCGGGTTGGAAAATGAAGTCGCGTGTTTTGTTCACCGGAAGATGATTGTGAATAGCGTCCTTCGCCTTGCGCACAGGCAGATAGTTATGCACCACGACGCGGCGCTTGTCACCTGTGTATGCACTATCAACGAAGCGATCCTCACGTTCCCAGTTTAGCCCACGGTTGCCAATGAACAAGTCCTTGGCGTCAGAACCAGACTGTTGCTCTGCTTTGTCTACCTTAGAGCCAGCCTCGTCGAACTTGCGCTTCGCTTCTAAGAATTCCTGATCACCTATCTCCTTAGCGCGGTAAGCGCGCTGGGCTTCGCGGAACTTTGCACTCACACTACGAAACTCTGCCAAGGCTTCTTCATAAGTAGAAGTGTCCCGCGCCCGCTTACCGCCGCGCTGGACGAAGCGGTCGAACAACTGCTTGCGTGTGACGGTTGTCTTGCCGTCTTTCGTGGGCCGCAGGGTGATGATCGTGCGCATGTTGCTCTCGGGTGTGAAAAAGCACCCGGCCCCTTGATGAGACCGAGTGCTGTTCAGTTGAACGTGATGTTTCAGTGCTTAGACGAAAACTAATTACGACACTGCTGTATATCAGCACCAGTACTTGCATGCTTCATGCAGCGGTCACGGTTCTCAGCTGTCTTGGTGAACGCGTCAAAGTCGAAAACTGTTAACAGCATCACGAGAATTGCGACCACAAGAGGTGGAATAACAAGCACGAGAATAAGTGCTTGCCGCCAAGTCATCTTGTCCTGCACGCAGTTCATTACAAACTCCCACCGAAAGGCCAAGCACCACCTGGCCCCTGAGCAGTTAAGGCATTCCAAGCCCAAATAAGAAAACCAACACCGACCACTGAACCAACAACCCACGCAAGAAGTTCCCAAAACATGGCATCGCCCTTTAGCTAATTTTCACGCAAGTGCATCAGGGCCGGCACTCAGTTTTGGCACCGCTGTAACCCCGAACACTACTTTAGGTCCGAAGGCCCATTCTGTTTACACTCATCGTCGCGGACATACCCTTACGGTATTTTCCGGTAGCGTGCACCAGCTTCAGAACATAAACATGCGACACCCCATAGAGTGCCGCAATGTATCTGACAGGATACGCACAATAAGGTCCGCGCCGCATCAACGCGATGGTTACTATCTCTTCGCGTTGTCTGGGTGTGAGCTTGGGGTGCTCTGCCCAATTCACAAAGCCAACCCTGCCTTAGCGGCGCTCACCTGTGCTGGCGTAAGTTGCTTGAACTTGAACTCGGCATCCTTGACCAAGCACTTGTGTTCCGTCCGTCCTGTCACCTTAGACACCAGCTCCAACTCCTTTGTGGAGCGGCGGACGTAAATCCAGTGCTCGTTATTCTCACCACACTCTACTTGATCCGGGGTGTTCTTCTTCGTAAACTCCTTGAGCATGTCCTGCATGCTGGGAGGAGCAATACGCTTACCATCGAAACTTAACATCTACTCAGGAAGCCTTTCAAGCTCAAAACATAATTGAATAAAGGTAATTTTGCCTTTATGATACAGCCCCCACAAGCGGTTAGCTTCTTTAAACGACCAACGAACCCCCGACTGAGGGTCCTCATGCTTCTGGGCTGGGGGGCTAGACTGCATGAGAGTTACCTCAGTCGGGGACCACTCAATGAGTACGCATTACCACACTCACTGAACAACTAAACATACTGTCGCGGGTACTACTAACGGAGAGCAACCGGCAGAACAACGCCCGCCGCACCGCCAATGACCGCACCAGCACCAGCTGCTGCCCAGATTGAACCAACACCAGTACCAATGGCCGCGCCATAGAGACCGAAGCCGACCAAACGCTCAACCGCCGGACACGCAGCATCCGTGATCGGCGTGAGGATGCAAAGCAACGTATTCGGCTGCTCAACTTGAGCAACCTTACGCGGAGCAGCGTAACTGGTCGAGACTAAAACGCTCGCCAGAGCCGCACCGAGAAGCAGACTTTTCACCATCTTCATCATCTTGTCCTTTTGCTGTTAGGCGCTTTGGTCTCGCACGTAACCACGAAACCCCACACGTCAAACATACCCAGGCAAGGTGATGTGCCTAATTCAATGTGCTTAGGATTGCTTGGCACGCCGCCACGGCTTCGTCATACGTTGCGAACGGATTGCCCTCAATCACATTCGGGGCATGCGGTGGTCTGGGACCGTAGTATACCGTCTGCCAGTAGTTTGCCCAAGTGAACCACGAAGCTGCGTACGTAGACCACTCACCTGTGCTCTTGTCCAGCACCTGATCAATTTGAAACACGTACGCGTTGTACGTCAACGGGTTTGTGCTCAACCACTGCCGCGTACCTGGATCTGAGTTCTGGATCAGGAACGGGGCGAGAACAGCGGGCATTTAACTTCGTTCCATTGATGTACTAAGTACATAGCCAAGAAATGCTATTCAACGAAAACAGGCCGCATCACCTATTTTCGTTGACATCAGAATTGCGCCGTAGCAAACTTGGCCCACTTCTCTGCCTTGCTGTAGCCCGCGTACGTCAGGATGAAACCTTCTGCAACGTCTGGTGAAGCAAGACCACGCTTCGAAAGCGATGCCTTCGATTCGATCATGATCTTGCCCTTCTCATTCCTGTTCCACTTGACTTGGCTTAACTCTTGGCACAGCCGGTCAACCAGCGGGCGGTCAGTCACAGCAAGAGAAGGCCCATCAGGTATTGATATGATGTCCTCTAGAGGGTGCTCATGTCCTTCAGGCTTGCCCTCAAGCCACGCTACCATCTCATGGGTGCGTTTAAACATCTCACGAGCAGACCACCAGCCCTCAGCTTTGAGGTTAACGAACTTGTCCTTGGACTCCTCGCCATCAGGCCAACGCCGATCCGAGGCAGGCTCGCCTACGTTTACACCCACAACCGTAAGGCCGGGGCGCGGATGACGCTTCATGCTGGACGTGACGCCAAGACCTACACCGATGTTATCGTAACGCAGTGTCTTGATCTTAGCGATGTGCCCGTCTGAACGCTGGACACTCACTTCGGTACAAGCGTCCAGCATCTTGAATGCCGTGTCTATGGTGTCTGGATCCTTCCATGCCTTAGGAGGCAATACAACCGACCCGAGACGAGCAACAAGAGTAGAAGAAGCTTTACCACCACCAACGTCACCACCAGCAATACCATTAAGCGCCGGTTCAAGAGTGTATTTCTTGATCTGTTCTTGAACGTGGGTGCTCGCAGTGCCTGCGGCATTCAACTCGTCCACTTTCAATCGAAGTTCAGAGACCTTGGCGTGTAGCAGGTCCTTAATTCGTTTAGCGGAGTTTACCCACGCCGTAGGTATACAGATGTCTTCAACGGTGTAACTGTCGTCGATCTCGTACTCAGATGCCCAGACCTCAGGCGAAACAGAGCTCTGCTTCTTAAGTGCCCACTCCTTGGTCTTACGTGGGTCATCAGAGTAGTGGAACCGAAACACACGTTCGGGTGGGAACGATGTGTACTTCCGTTGAAACAGATTGTTCTCATTCTGAGGGTTGATTGACGAACCCCAGATACGAACTTCGGAGTTGGCTGATGTCGCGGCGTCCACTCGATCAGCGTGCTCAATGCTCGCAGCTTCGTCGATAAAATAGAGAGTAGATCTTCCACCACGGCCCATATCTTCGCCACTCTCACCACGAATAGTGTTTCCATTCTCTGGGTTAAGAAGGAGCATGTGGTTGTCGTGGGAGTATGGGGCAAAGCCTACAGGCAGCATCCACCTAGGCAGGCTCTGGTACAGCAAGCGGACCTTTTCGAAGATACTATCAGGATCACCAATGCGATCCACATACTCTGCTTTACGCGAACCAAACGTTGTCTTGAAGCCTGGACTAAACCGCCACTTATGCCAAGAGACCCCAGCAGCTAACCAAGTGAAACCAATATCACGTGACTTCTTAAGACACCCATCCTGCTTGATGCCTTGCAAGTACTCGAACCAATTGATCAGCTCCTTCTGCTTATCAAAGAGATCAAACGGTTGCCACGCGGGCAGTGGTGGGCTTTCAAGAACGTTACGTGGGTCATAAGTCCAAGCATAATGCTCGAACCAGTGGAAAATGTCGTGCTCACAAATAAGCAGCTCTAGAGCTATTGCATCAGGACCGCCGCGCTCAACAAGCAGCAAGTGGTCCAACCGCTTCTTGATAGAAGCTTCAATGTGTGCTGAGTCCCGCTCACTCTTACCAGGGACCAACGTTGGTTCCTGGGTGGAACCTTGGACTGTCTGGTCTGGAGCAGGGAACTCCGCTGTAATCTCTACACTGTCTTCAACTTCAAGCGACATTACTTAGCAGTGGCCCGCGCCAACCACTCCTCTTTCGTGATAACCTTTTCAGCGTGAAAGAATGTAAGCTTCTTGTCCACGGCTACAGGAAGACGATTCATCAACGGCACTTCTTCGTTAGCCAAAGCAGCAGATCGCAACTCAAGCAAATCAAATACCTTCGGCGACACCAGCACACCGTAGAAGGTTCCATCTGCCTCTATAGCTTGAAGATGGTCTGTGGCAGTTATTCTGGGGTCACGGGAGTTGGTCATTTGGCCTGGTATGTTACAGGGAAGTGCAGTTCGTGGGGAGAATCGTCCAAGCCCGTTTTCTGAGAGTTCTTCTAAGCTTTGTGTTGCATCGGATGGATTGCTTACAAGCTGAAGAAGCTGTCATATCGAGTTGACGACTCACCTCACAAACCAAGCAGCGAACTTCTAGGAGAGTTGTCTTAGCCAAAGCCGGGTCTTACCGGCCTCACTACACGTATCCCGGCACCGAAACCAACCAGAGGCAATCCATGAGGAGTGGAATACGCAGCGGGGAGCTAAAACAACTCACCTAGCAGATAGCTACGGAAGGAACAAGGAACTGTTGTCTATGTCGCTTCTCGTAAGAAGCTCTATTCTTTCCTTGGTACAACGCGTAAGCAATAATACCCCGGTCAGTTATGACTAGCGTACCTACGCGCGGGCGGATGAGACACCCTGTACGAACTAGCTTCCGAACGCCACGAGCAAACACCGTGAAGCTGTAGCCCGCCTCATCGTAAACGCTACGGGAGACAGCGGTACCACCAAGCCGAATAACAGCCCCCAAGATCGCTTCTAGAGCTCCCTGAGAGACTTGATGCTCAACCGGGGTAGGACGGCCCACCTAAGCTTCTCCGGACGTAGGCTTGCGGGGGGTGTTACGCTCACCTGACCTACGCAGCTTCTCGAGTCGGGCCACGCGCTCATCACCTACCATCGTCACGGGGTAGTGGTCTGAGCAGAACAACTGTTCCTTACCATCCTTGAAGTGCAGAATGGTGTCTGCCTTCTCCCGACAAACGATGTGACTGCAAAGAAGATTGTCTGTTGTTGGGAAACCGAATCTCAGGGCCATAAGCTAGGATCCTCTTTTACAACCTGCCCTGTTCCACGACACTCAGCACAAGCAGCTTGTACAGGAACTTGGACATAAACAGGAATTGGACTCACGTAACTGTACACAGGTCTAAACTCAGTGTACTGATACCAACCATTCCCGAAACAAGCCGCACACCATTTGTGATCTGGTCTCAACTCAGCTACTGGGTGAAGAGGCACCGGGTCTGTCACACCACGCCCCTACTTACTTGAACGCAACCATCTCTCCGTGTGCCCAGAAGCTTGGTCCATCCAAACTTCTCAGCTTCTTCTGCCTGTTCCAGTGTTACAGTACAGACACCTTGCGTCAGAATGCCTTTAGCGTCTGGGTGACGGAGTGTTGGGTTGTTCACGAGAATGCCACCAGACATCGTGACAACGTCACCGGGTTTGTATCGGTTATCAATAACAGGTATCTGCATGACGATACACCAACTGAACTAAGGTCTCTTAAAAGGGGTGCGTTGTCCCCGCACTCTGCCGCATCGGCTTATGTCCTGTGCGGGCACCCCTTATAAGAAACCTAACTCCTGTACAAAGACCAACCGAGTAGCACGATCAACATACCGCCTGTAAACAACAAGGCGAATGTCTCTGTGTCCACGTTAGAGAAGATTCCACACCCAACCAGCAAAGCTCAGGACACAGTACGCAGAAATAGCTGCTAACAGAACAGCCACAACGAATGCAAAGCTTTCCGGCATCATCAAGCAGTCTCCTCATCTACAGTTTCATTGACTGTACCTTCAATCAACATACTGGACTGAGGAGGAGCAATCGTTCTGGGCTTGGTCATCCCTACCACTTCACGGAAAGCAGCATTCAACTCAGCGAGTGTCATCTTGCTCGTGTCCAGCTTCTCAAACTTGCTGGTCACCGTGTGCTCAACTGAAGCCGTAGCTGTGATCTGTGTTGGCATTGTCTTAAGCATCAACTGCACAAAGGCTTTAGGTTCATAGAGTGCCAACCACTCCATGTAACCAACCGTACCGTCCTTGCCTGTGGACTTGTAGCCAATGATTGTGTTGGTGAGGACAGGCTTGCCATTCTTCGTGAGAACCGTACCATCCTTCTTCATCTTAGGCAGGTACATTGGTTCTGGCCTACCTACAATCCTTGTGGTAAGCTCAACACACTCTGCGAATATCCTTGGTATACGATTAGGACCTTTGGGTCTACCCTTTGGATTGGCATTATTCCCTTTAGCGAAATTAGGTGCCTTGCCTTTAGGTGTCTGCTTGATCTTCGGTGCTGGCTTGAATCGTTCCATTGGACCACACGGTTATTACTCGTAGAATGTGCCGCATTAGAATTGATGTGCCGGGTTAGTCATTCCACAGACGGAGCACCCACACGACACCAGCAACGAGAGCAGCCAATACAAGTGGCGCTACAAAGAAGAACACAATGGAGAAAGTATTCATGTGTGCTTACTCAACTCGCACCGCTTCACTTGAATAGCTTGAACAGACCGACCTATCTGTGCCGAAAGTTCTCTATCTGTAAGAGTGCTCGTCTGGATCAAGTGTGTATGCTCAGGAAGCCAAGGACGTTTTGCATTGGCTGTATGTATTCTGCCTTTAGCGTAATTACGCTTTCTAATCACATTGGCTTTCTTGGGATTAGTCTTTCGCCAGTCTGTGTTAAGCGTCATTGCCGTAAAGACCGCTGTATAATCGTCAAGACCGTGCCGGGAGCATGTAAAATAATCTCAGGGATCTTTCTACGCTCTATCTTGCGGCGTTGGTTCTCTAGCTTGTGTACAACTTCCAAATGATCTGGGTTGACACAGAGCGAGAACAAGCAGGTGTGGTCTCTATCATGCTCGGGTGGGCAAGGCTTGGGAGGGTTGGCTAGAGCTTCACAAGCAAAGCGATGTGCTCGTACAACCTTCTTACCAACCCTGAAACTTCCGTACCATTTTTTGTTTCCTTTGCCGCGCGAACGAGCACCAGACCAGAAGTGGCAACCATTCGGCAGCTTCTCAACATAACTGAGGAACCGATCGATGTCCTTCTGGGTGAACTGAATGCTCATGCAACAAGCATACTGCTCTGCTTTAGAGTCGCACCACGTTGGTTGCAAAAGGGCCTTTCTTGCCGTCCTCCAGCTTGTAGCCTACCTTCTGGTCTGGCAAAAGCACACCATCCTTAGGTGCGTTGCCTACAGCCACGAAGACGTCCCGTGAACCGTCGTCAGGCACAATAAACCCAAAGCCCTTCCGAACATCAAAAAATTTGATTGAACCAGTCTGCTCACCGTTAGCCATGGTACGAACTTAGTCCTCTGCTACTGTTTACTATTCAGGGTGGTTGAGAAGCTACCGCCTTCGTTATTCAAGCGGCATTCGCTTGACGAAGGGCAGGCACAGATGAGGCACACGGACCGTACGTGTGAACTTAGGCCGCTTCGAGAGCAGCCTCAGCAATTAGAATCGAGGTCTTGCGACCTAAGAAGTCGAACAGCACCTTACGGCGGCTTGCTTCTGGCATGCCTTCCACAATACCGATCCGACCTTTGAAGACCCCGTCCGTCGGGCGCACAGTGTCGCCATCCTTAAACGAGTTACGGGATGGCAACTTGACCATCCCGTCTACTTCTCGTGCCCGAAGGCCATCGATTATACTGTCGTGTATCGTCGCTGGCTTATTGGCGGTGCCTAACACAACCGCAGCGATGCCGAATGTTCCTGTGAGGAATCCCCATTGCCCGGACTCAACTTTCACGAACAGATAACTTGGGAATAGAGGGCGACACTTCGCGATCTTAGCGCGACGGCCTGCCAGCTCTGCGTAGGAAGTTTCAAGGGTCTGTGGTAGGTAGTAAGCGTGACCTTGGCGCGCAACATTCTCTGCCGCCCAACGCTCTCGGTTGCTCTGCGTTCGTGTTACGAACCAAACAGATGTCACTGCTGAAGTCCCCGATACCACCCTGGTGGTGCGAACAATAGCGAAGTCGAGTTGAGAAGTATAGCCCCTACTCGGATTTTTTCTCTTCCTCGGCCGACTTAGCCGCTTTCTCAATGAGAGACTTCACCACTCGGTCAGCAGGAGCCATGAAATCGTCGGGCTTTATGTGCGGCCACGCTGCCTTGAAGGCAGTAGTCACTTCAAACATAGACACAGTCGGGTGGTCACGCACAAAGTTAACAATCTTGATCCTGACCGACGCTAGATCCAGATCTGCTCTGCTCCACTCAATGACGCCAGCGCGGGGCACGACCACAGCAACAAGCTTAGGAAAATCAATACCCTTAGCCCTACAGGTAAGTCTGTGTTGAGTTACAACATCGTGCATGGCTTCAAAGAGACCCCGGTCCAGACGCCTACCAGCTGCCATAACGCCTAACCGGTCCACGAGCAGCCTATGTGCCCGAATCATCTCGGGATGATC